GCCTATCAATGACATAACTACATCTAGTGAACTCCCAGACTTTCCTAATGAGTGGATGAACTGTTTGGTATGGAACTTAGCAGACCAGCTGTCTCTTGAGTATGGTGTTCCTATGAACACTAGGCAAGAGATTGCTCTTCGTGCTTTAAACTACAAAGACAAGATGGTTGATTGGGATGTGGAGCCTGGTAGTACATTCTTCAGTCCTGACTTTAGATCTACATCTGTTAACTCTTATGGTATGTAAGCATGGCAACAGAACGTATACCACTTACTCAGCCAATAGAAAGTAGAAGCGGATCCTTTGCTAAGGACTCCTATTCTGCCAACTGTTTCTTTGAGACTAGGGATCAGAAGAGAGAGTTTGTTAAAAGACCTGGTTTAGTCTTAGCTAAACAAGTGGTGTCTATAACACCTCCTGCTCACACACCTAGTCAAGGATTAGCTTCTTTTAATAACAAGCTCATTGCTGTTATTAATAACACGGTGTATAGCATTAACCCTGCATCTAGTTATGCTGTAACTAATCTTGGTTCTACGTCTAGCACTACTAACCAAAGTTATTTTGTTAAGACATTCCTAGATACGTATCTGTTCTTTCACAACAAGACTACTGGCTACTTGTTAAATCAAGCAGGTTCGTTTGTAACAATGACCTCTTTGCCAGCAAGTCCGTATGTGTCTGGTACTGTGTTCTTGAACAACTACATATTTATTGGTACTACTAACAATCGTATCTATAACTGTAATATCGGTGATCCAACTACTTGGACTGCTCTTGACTATGTTAGCTTTGAGCAGACTGCTGACGTACTCGTTGGTATTGCTAAGCACTTAAACTACTTAGTAGCCTTTGGTTCTACTAGTATTCAGTTCTTCTATGATGCTGCTAATGCTACGGGTTCTCCCTTAGCTGTAGCTCAGAGTTATACGTCTGAGATTGGTTGTGCTACTGGTGATAGCATTGTTGCTACTAATAACACTGTATTGTGGATTGGAACTAGCAAGACCAATGGTCGTGCTGTCTACCTAATGGATGGTGTGTCTGCTGTAAAGATTTCTACCAATAGCATAGATAAACATCTAGAAGCTGACAATCTAAGCACAGTAACTGCTTATTGCTATACCGTCTCAGGACATACACTATATGTTCTATTCTTGCACAACACTAGTAAAACTTTAGTTTACGATATAAACGAGAAGATGTGGTATAGATGGACTCAGTATTCTATTCAATCTAGTGATCAGCCTAATCCAGGTACTTTCCAAGAGTCCTACTTTAGAGCTGTATTCTTTGCTGAGTTAAATGACATTGCGTTTGTCTTAGATGATGACACAGCCACTATCTACTACCTCAGTACTACTACGTATCAAGATAATGGTCAAGCTATCTACAGCAGAACAGTAACAGACATCATAGATAACGGAGTTACCAAACGTAAATTCTATGGAAGACTAGAGATTGTTGGTGACAAGGTAGCTGGAACTATGCAAGTCCGTCACAGTGGTGATGACTATCAAACTTGGTCTACCTATAGATCTATAGATCTTAGTATCTCTAGATCACAGATATATCTTAGTGGCGCTGATAGGCGTAGGGCTTGGGAGTTCTTGTGTACTAGCAATGTTCCTTTGCGTCTAGACACAGCTGAGATAGACTTCAGGATAGGTGAACTAGATCAAGAACAATCAGTTGGTGGTGGACGCTATAGACGATAAAATAAAGGGAAAAGTACCTGTGTGTATCCGAAAGGATTACATAGTGTACTTAGAGCTTTTTGACAATCTCTTGTGGATTCATGTTGACATCAAAAGGTGGTCAGCTGGAGTCAAGAAGGATTGTCAAAAGGACTTTGTTCTTATACAGAGTTTAATTGGCAAGCCTATAGCTGCTTTAGTTAGAGAGGATGACATTAAACTTGCAAGATTTGCCAGATCATTTGGTTGGCTAGAGAAATGTCAGATAGTTCTATTAGACGGTTCAAAGGCTTTCATCTATGTTTCAAAAGCATAGTACATAAAGGAATGATATGGGTGGCGCTGTAAGTGATGTAGTTAGTAGTGTTGGCGATATAGGCCAAGGAGCTATTGACATTGTTAGTGATGCTGGTGCGAGCATTGATGACACTGTTAACGAAGTTGTACCAGGTGGTTGGACTACGGTTGGTCTACTTGCTGCTGGCTATTACTATGCTCCTGAGATAGGGGCATATATAAATGCTACTGGTAGTACTGTACCCGTAGGAGGTGCTGTTACTGCCCCAGTAACTACAGGGTCAGTTATCGCAAGTGAACTTCCTGCTTTAGGTAGTACAGCACTAGGTGATATGGCTGCTACTGGTGCTGGAGGTGGTCTTACATCTGGAGGTATTGGAGGTGCTGCTGGTGCAGGTGCCGCTGCTACTTCTGTTGCTGCTGCTAACACTGCTGCTGGTAGTACAGGTAATATTTTGAATAATGCTGGGGGTAATATGAATTTATCGGATTTTAGTTCTGCTTTGAACATAGCTTCAAGCGTTAACTCTCTCACTGGAGGAGGTGTATCTAATCTTCTAGGTGGTCCAGGGTCTATATCTGGTACTGAAGCCCAGCAGATGGCTGATCCTTTTGCACCATACAGATCTAACTTAGCACAGATGTATAGCGGTGCTCTACAGCCTGGTACTGGTATAGATGTAACTAAGATGCCTGGGTATAGCCAATATACAACTGGTGTCTTAAACCCTGCTATGGAGGCTTCTAAGCGTAGTGCTGCTGCTTCTGGTCTACTTTATTCTGGAAGAGAGTCTGCTGCTCTACAAGACATTGGTCAAAGAGGCTACTACGGCTTTATGACTGACTATCTAAATCGTCTTGCTCAGGGTTCTGGTGCTGTTTCTAATCCTGCCCAAGCTGGTGGTCTAGGAATAAGTCAAAATGCTGCTAATCAACAAGCCTTCTCTCAAGGTCTTGGTGGTTTAGGTCAAGGTATAGCTGGTTTATATCCAGGCTCTAGTACTAACACTATGGGCAACGTTCCATACAACCCAAGCTCTATCTACAGTTCTTTCGCTAGTCCTACTTCTCAATATGGCTATGGTGTTGGTAGTCTCTTGTCTGGTACTTCTGGTATTGGAGATTAAATATGGCATTCTTGATGAGTGATGTAGCAGCTGGTAGTAATGCCGCTTTACAACTACAACGAAACATGGCTGCTGCACCTGATGTGCAACAGATGCAAACTAATGCTATGCAAGAGCAAGCTAATACCTTGCAACAACAAGAACAAAACTTAGAGAAGACTAGGTTATCTAATATTGTTTCTAGTACAGGTATCAAAACTGATGCTGACATTAAAAGCAAAATGGAAACCCTTGTAAAAGGAGATGACTACACTAATGCTAGTCCTTCTGAACGAGTGCTCAAAATGGCTTCGTTGGTAGGTGAAGCAGGTAAGCCTGAAGACATGGCTAAACTAATAGAAGTCTCTGAAAGGATTACTGCTAGAGATCTTCTTAATCAATCTAGAAAAACAGACATTGAGCGACAGTCAATAGCTGATGCTTCTAGTGTTTTGGAAACTATTCCTGATGCTCAGGTTAACGATAGATTTAACAGTCTTCCAGAAGCAACTAGGAATCTTGTGATTAATAGAGTAGGACCAGCAAACTGGAATAACTTCTCTCCTAAAGAAAAGAAAGCTGTTGTTCAGAATCTCTTTGAAACTGCTAACTCAAAACTACAAGAACAAAAGATATTAGCTGGCATTCAAATGGCACAGATACGTGCTACTGCTGATGTAGATAAAACACGACTTAGATTAGCTGCTAGTGAGAGAGCAAAAACTTTAGGTGATGAAAAGCTTGTACAAATTTGGAATACTGTCAACACACAACTTGGAAAAATTCAAAATGATGCTAGAACTGTTGCAGAATTTAAACGTCTTGACGAAGAAGTTGATAAAGCATTAACTGCTACTACAAAAGACACTACCTTTGGTTTTAGTTTTTTAGGTATGGGTCCTTACACACCAGAAGGTACAGATGCAAAGTTTTATAGCAAAGACTCATTTAATAAGTGGCAACAAGCCACAATTAAACGAGACAAGTTTACTCAAAAACAACTTCTTGAAGAAAGAACTCTTATTGAGAATTTGCCAACAGAAGTTGGATCTATAAAAAATAATATGCTAAAGAAGATTGATTCACAACTATCAACTCTACAAGTAGAACCACCTAAAGCAGAAAAACCAGCTGGTACTCCAACACCTACACCAACACCAGCTAAACCTGCTGTTCCTAGTAACAAACCAGTTGCTCCTCCTAATACAGAACAAAATCCTGCTACACCTACTAGCAAAGAAGAGTACGACAAACTACCTCCAAATAGTTTCTACATGCAAGATGGTGTGCTAAAGCGTAAGAAGGGCTAATCATGGCTGACTTTGGACAAAACGATGAAGTTATAACTAAGTCAGTAGCTGCTCCTAAATCTTCTTGGGGTAGTGGTGATGAAGTTGTAACTCCTTCTGCTCCTGCTACATCTGCTTCTGCTCCTGTAGAAGGTAGCGGTGGTGCAGCATTTGGTGTGTACCCTAAGCCTGGTATGCAGCCATCTAAAGAAAGTGATACAACTGCTTTAGGAGTTCTTGCTACTCGTTATCCAGAAGCAGCGGCTGCTGCTCGTGTTGGTCTTAGTGGTGCTCGCTACGGTGCAAGCATAACTCCACCAGTTACTCCTTGGGCTAAACCTGCTGGCGCAATTGCTGGTGGCGTAATTACTTCTATAGCTGCTTCTTATGGTATTGAATCAGCAGAACAACTATTTGATAATATGTTTGGGACTAATATCATAGGTCTTAAACGTAAACAAGAAGAAGAACGTCCAGGGTTAGTGTTTGGTACTCAACTATTAGGTGGTGGTTTTAATCCTTGGATGCGTCCAGGTCTACCTAGCACTGTTAAAGAAGGTCTTTTAGGTGCTGGTTTAATGGGTGGCATAGGTGTTGGTACTCGTGCTGCTCAAGGTCAAGATATTTTTGATCCTAAGTCTATGGCAGCTGATGTTGTGTCTGGTGCTTTTACTAAACCTACTGCTCGTGGTTACTCTGTATTAGGAGAAAAAGCTCCTGTATCTACACCTAAAACACCAGACTTTACTAAACCACTTGATGAACAAACAGTTCCTCTAAAAGAAGAGGTTGTAACACCAGAACAAAGAGCTGGATTTGTTAAGAAGGTTTCTGAAGAAGTTGCTAAAGACAAAGCTGCTGCTGATGCAAAGATACCTTTGGTTCAATCTGCTCTTAGGAACAAAGATACTGGTGAAATAGAACTGCTAGGTCCTAAGAGTCCTGAAGCACGTAAGGCTGAGACTAAAGATACCTATGAACAAGGGTTTGTAGATGAGGCTGGTACGTTTCTAAATCGTAAAGAAGCTTGGAACAGAGCTAAGAGTGCTGGTCAGATACCAGAAGGACAAGCTTTGTTATCTGTTAAGGATGGTCTACGAAGTGATGACTTACGTATAGCTGGTGATGAGCGCTTTAAGCTTGCTGATGTACCAACAGAAGCCAACGGTGTTCCTATTAAAGAGGGAACTACTGGTAGAACTCGTCCAGATGGTAGACCTATTGGAGCTAGTTTCAATAAAG